TAATGCCACAGTGAAAGCATGGGACAATGCCTATTGTACTTCACACCGTATTATAGAATGCAAATTATCTAACAATGCTATTTATAGAGTAAAAAGCACAAATACTGTGTATTATTCATCTGACAACATAAATTTTATTAAACAATAATTATGGCAAAAGTTTACAATACAACAGACCTCAGACCTGACCAGGCCTTTGAGCGTCACGTATTCCACAGAGACCAATTTGCGCATTATCTGCGATGGACTCATATCTTGAAAGAAGCCAAGATTGGCGAGTCCATTGTTGATTTTGGCTGTGGAGCTGCTAACTTGCTTGAGGTATTATACCGAAACAAGTTTAAGCAGAAAGAATATATCGGTATCGATATTCGCGAAAAAACAATTCAAGAGGCAGCTGAGAAGTATGCCAATGTACCTTGGGCTCATTTCTATGTTGCTGACCTTGTTAAAAACTACATGGATTTCAGCAAGTTTAATGCTGACAAAGTCTGCGCTTTTGAAGTGCTTGAGCACGTTGGCAAACAGAATGCAGATGCATTTTTGGAGAACTTTAAGGCTTGTGGCAATAACAACACTACTTATTACCTTTCAACTCCAAACTATGACCCATCTGTAGGAGCAGCTGGTAATCATGCTTATGACTCAGGTGATGGTCGCGGAGTTGATGTGCAAGAGTTTGACCATTGGGAGCTTGAAGGCATATTGTTGAAGCATTTCAACATAGTAAAGAAGTTCGGTACATTTGCTTCAGCTAAAGACTATAAGCCACTGATGAACGATTGGCAACAGAAAATGTTTGATGCTCTTAAAGAGTATTATGACTCAAACCTCATTGCCAATATCATGGCTCCTATGTTCCCAGATGCTTCACGTAATACTCTTTGGGTATTAAAGCGTAAGCCGGGAGATGTAAAAGATGCTCCTAAAGCCACTGAACAACCAAGTTTATTCGATGACGATTTAATGTAACAGATATGTTGAACTTAATTGCTAATTTGGCATCATTATGAAAAGTTTAATTTCAGTAACTCCAAGAGAGTTTAAACGCAACTTCAATGAAGTAATGGAAATGTGCACAGATATGTGCATGACAACCAATCAGGAGATTATTATCACTGTTCCTACGAGCAGAAAGTCAAATACTCATGCAGAAATAGCCAAGCTTATTCCTGTAGAAGGAGGTATTAAGTATGAGTACAATAAAGAACTTATGGATAAGCATGGCATTAACGCTTCTAATCCTAAGCTTTCAAAAATTGGAGCTATCATGGCTGATGCTTTTGAAAAAGAAGGAGTTTACAGCCTTATAAGTCCAGAAGTTGAACATAGACTTGCTAGAGCTGTAGAAACAGCAGCTAAGGAACTTGTTAAAATGATGTAGTCATGAAATTTGCAAAAATAAGAAATGTAAAGTCCCCTGTTCGTGGGACTGGTAAAGCAGCAGGAATTGATTTTTTCGTTCCTAACTTTGGAAATAACAAAGGCTTTATCGTAAATCCAGGAACTGATGTTTTGATACCATCAGGTATTAAGATGGAAATTCCAGAAGGATATATGCTTATGGCAGCCGATAAATCAGGAGTTGTAACTTCTAAATGGGCTTGCCTTGGAGCTGGTAGAACACCGAAAGCAGAAGCATTTGAAAGCATCGTTATCCTCGGAGCCAAGATTGTAGATGAAGATTACCAGGGTGAAATTCATATACATGTTGTTAATGTCGGCAAAGCCAAGGTCCACATTAAGCCAGGTATGAAAATAGCACAATTTATTCTTGTGCCTGTATCGTATGAAGGCCTTGAAGAAGTTTCTGAGTCAGAGCTTTTCAGCCGTTCATCTGAGCGTGGCGATGGAGCACTCGGGTCTACTGGGTCATACTAAGGATTGATTTTCACATTATTCTCGCGCGCAATATCGCGCTTTAAGTACATGAATGATTGAATAATAATGGAATAATAAGCGTGCTCTAGAACGCGTGAGAATATATAAACTTTAAGCACATGAAACAGCTCAAGAAGAAAACAGTTGAAATTCCACGAGTTATTTATACAGACCAATTTCTTAGATTTGTGGCTGTTTATGCCAACAGGTTTAAGGCCACAAATGGGTATGGTAGATGGCTTGCTGAATATAGGCGAATGGATGAGCATGGATGGTTTAAGCCAGAAAAGTTGAGAGAGCTTTACATAGATATATTAAAAGATACAAGTACTTTATCTTATATATACTGGGATGCAGTACACTATATTTGTATACAAGCTCTTGATGCTACCAAAGCTTTTGTATCAGCCAATTCATTTGAAATAAGAGTTATAACTGGCGAAATTGCAGTAAATGATAACGACGAAGAACTTACATGCTTATCTATGGAAGAAGCAATAAGTATTTGCAATGCCATGAATGAGGAAGCTGAAGAGTTGTTGTTTAGAGTTTATAACAGTAGCACTAATAAAATAGTTAAATGATATGGCAACTATAGCTGAAAATACACTAATAATAGACAGCCCTAATGACTTAGAGGCTGAAATGTGTAGATACAATTGCCATACTAAAGAAGAGCTTGAAGAACTTCTTTGGTATGATTATGGAGCAACTCTAGTATTAACTTATGAACATGAAGAGGCATGAATATAGCTTATAAAAATGCTACTGAGGCTTTTGAAGACCTATATGCTTTTATTATGGGCCAAGGAGTAAATACTAATGTTGGAACAAAAGCTGTTTACAATGTTGGTTTTTATTTACTTAATCCTCAGCAACGTGTCATAACAACAGAATGGCGTAAATTCAGCGAACGATATGCTGAGCGCGAATATGCATGGTACATGTCATGCGATAGGAGTGTAGCTGAAATTAAAAAGCATGCTCCTATGTGGGATAAAATGCATGGTGGAGATAACATTGTCAATTCTAATTATGGATGGCAGTGGACTCGCAATCACCAATTGGCAAAGTGCATTAAACAGCTTAAAGAAAATAAAGACACGCGCCAAGCTTGGTTTACTATATTTGATGGCAAAGAAAAAGATGACTATAAATATGATACACCTTGTACATTATCAGTTGGATTTGACATTAAGCCCCAAATAGGAACTCTCGATATGTGTGTAACTATGCGAAGCAATGATTTGGTTTATGGTTTTTGCAATGACCAGTATTGTTGGACAAAGCTTCAACAGTTAGTTGCAGATGAGCTTGGTGTGCCAATAGGTACTTATTACCATTTTGCTCATGATTTGCATATATATAAGAGACACTTCGATATGCAAGAAAAGTATTATAAACAACAACTTAAAAACTTATAAAAATGAAGCTGGAAGATTTGAAAGTTATTGATATTATTCAAATGCCTCAGTTTGAAAAGCATATTGAGGCTTTGATTAAGGACTTGTACTTAACTCGTACGAAGATTATGAATGAACATCCAGGTGTTCAATTCAAAAGAGGTCCCATTGAAAGATTACAAGAGAAAAAGGTATTTGGGCCTAAAGCTCTTGCTGCTCTTTACGCGAAAGTAGTCAATAAGACTATAAATACAAGCGAATATCCTTCTACACTTAGAACTTTTATTAAAGGAATAGGTGATGAAGCTTTTCATAAGACTTATGTTGAATTAAAGCAAGCAGAAGAGGGAGAAAAAGTAGAAACAATAATGGTTAAAAAGGAAGAAGATGAAAAAGGTGCTTAAATTTTTATGGAGATGTATAGGTGTACTTTATTTCCCTATATATCTATTAGCATGGGTATTGCATAAAATAGCAAGACTCATGCTTGCAATTGCATATTTTGGATTGCTTAGCAAGCAAGCTGGAAAAGATATAATCAAGTCATTATTTAAGTGGCATGGAAGATATTAAGCAATATGGAGACTTAACTGAAAAGGAACTCTTTGAATTTCTCGATGAAATTAAAAGCGATGATGAGGATATTCAAGAGGCTCAATCTGAGGCGATTGAAAAAATTACCTTGGAAGAAGAGCATGTTGAATTATCTGAAGAAGAGCAGGAAAACAGAGAGATTGAAGCTAGATATGGAGATAAAATGTCATGGACAGGCTTAGGTCCAAACAATTGCCAAGGTGTAAAACTATTTGGACCTGAGGGACAGCGCAGAGCTGCAATGGCTAGCATAGAAGCTAAAAGGAAAAAGTCTCAACGGCTTAAAGAAGATAGAATACGTATTCAGCGTGAAGCTTTCAGACAAGAATATATACGCCTGAGTGACCCTATAGGAAATGAAAGGATTAAACTGTTAGTTTCATCACTTGTTAAAGAACACACAAGAATGGTTGATAAATACTCAACTTATATAAACAAGCGATTAACTACTTTACTTAATCCTTTTATTCCACGTAGGCTAAGAATATGTAAAAGCTTATATCCTGACTCAATTCGCCCATGCCCTGGCTTTTTATATAAAGCAAGTGAGGAATATGGTGCTGGATTAACTTTCTGGGCAATGCCGAATATCCCATACTACTTTGTTCAAAATACAGAGCAGAAAGTTCTTATGGAGCATAAATCACCATTCTTGGCAAATGTGGACCAGTCCATAAAGTTCTATCATGAGCATCTTAAAAAAAGAGCGGACAAAGAGCTTAAATATGCTTCTTTAATATACCAAAAAGGCGTATATTCATACTTTGACCTGTTAAGGCTTAATCCATTTTGGTATGAAGTTCTATATAACGATTTGCAAAACAAAATTAAAGAAATGGTATGAAAAGTAATAACACTAAATTAGCATTGCCAAGAATTTTAATCTATCAAGATGAAGACTGTAAAATCCTGGTAGATTATTTGGCGTATAACGGCTTTCAAGTAATAACCTCAACTGAGAATGATATACTAATCAAAATCAGAGAAAAGAATTATGACTTATGCATATTAAGCCATTATAAAACAACAGATGCCTCTATGAGGCTAAAGCCATTAAAATTTTTGCGCAAATCAGATGATAAAATACCAGTAATAATGGTATCAGACAAGGCCCGATATGAGTATGTTATTGAAGCATTCGATGAAGGTGCAGATGATTACGTTATAAGGCCATATAACATTGAAGAGCTTATAAGAAGAATAAAAGCCGTTCTAAAAAGATGTGGCGTGCGAGTAAGAAGTATAGAGCCATCTTATGAGATAGGCGATTACCTGTTTAATACAGTAGATAAAATTCTTATTATAGGTAATGTAAAAACACAGCTTAATAATAAACAAAGCCAAGTTCTTGCTTTATTATGTGCCTATAAAAACGAAACATTACCCAAGAAAATACTTATGCAACAAGTATGGACTGATGATAACTACTTTAATAAACGTAGCTTAGATGTCCATATATGCATGCTGCGAAATATGCTTAAAATGGATAACCGAGTAGCTATAGAAACCATACGAGGAGTCGGTTATTCTCTCGTTATAGAAGAAGATGAAAGCTTAATGTAAAAAAGGCAGACTACTTTTCTGTAGTCTGCCTTATATTTCTCTCGTTCACTTGTTAAGCTACACGCTTTTTGAAATTCTTCAAAAAATACAAGCTCATTTTTCCTGTCGCAAAATCCTCATCTTGATTGCCTGTATGAAAACACTTAAGGCCATATTTATTGGTATAAACCTTAAAATCACCGCGTAATTCTCTCGTTCCAGTTTGGTTATTAAACCACCATACTCTAATATGATTTGCATCAAGCCATTTTATTTGCTGCTGAATATATTTAGTAAGGTCCTCATATTCATCATAATCGGCTTGGTCTTCAACATACGGAACAAAGGTGCATTCTATAAGGTTTGAGTCATCAACCGCTTTCCAATCATCTTCTATATAAAAATTATTGGAAAACATTTCAGATACCTCATTGGCTTCTTCCAAATTGTCTTCGTCTAATGGCTCTTCACCATAATACAAAAAGTAAAAAGCATCATTTGATATTTGCAAAGTCTGCTTTTTGCTGTAATCTAAAATAAAATTGCTCATTTATTCTCCCGTTCTATAGTTTCACGATATTTCTTCTCAAGCTCCGCTATTTCATCTAAAGCAGCTTGAGGCTGAACTAATTGAACAGCGATTGGCAGTTCATTTTCTTCTTGCATTGCTTGAACTGACTGAGAGCCATCAAGCAAATTCTCTTGCTGTACCTCTTGGGTATTCTCTTGTTCATTTATTTCCATATTGCAATTATTTATTTTTGTTCAACATTTCTCTCGTTGGGCCTTGTGATATTCTCCTGTCCAATTGTGGCGGATATTCTCTCGGCCATTTCCTCTGTTAACTCCTGTACCACACTCGGAGTCCAATGTGGACAATTGCTGCATAGTCCACTGTGCACACGAGCTACACAGCTTGTACACTCAGGCATAAGCTGTTTAATCATAATAGCCATGCGGCTTTTATGTGTTCTAGTGTGTAACATTTTTTAACAGTTTTACTTTTGTTCTTTTATAGACTAAAGTACAAAATAATCTTGATATAAATTACTGTTTTACAGACTTTAACATAAAAATTTTTCACTGGTTTATTGCGGCTTCAAAATAAAAATATAGAGCTCTAAATGCCTCGAAAATATATGAAATTTCATTATTCTCGTTCATTCTCTCCTCATTTCTTTTTATAGATTTAGTTTACTATTATTCTCAAATAAAAGTGTCCTAGAAGCCAAGAAAATGAGTCAACTTTTTAGCCATAAATTTAATAGCTATTTATATAACTGCTTGGTGGCTTAAAGCTCAGGAAAGTCCATGCCTCAATTCATATTATAGACTTTATAAAAATACGTTGATAGATACATTTCTTTTGACCTCTATCGCGTCAAATTGAGTTAACCCATATTATAGTACACCTAAAGCCTAAAAAGTGTCCTAGAACGCGAAAGAAGCATGTTTCTATGAGTTTACATATTTTAACATAAATCGCAATAATACAAAAATAGCCGCATATTTAGATATGCAGCAAAAAAAAGAGCCGCCTCTTTCGAGACGGCTCCATGGGAGAAACGGTGTCAGGTGGCTGTATTATGCAAGTGACTCCTCTTCGGCTGTAGTCTCAGCAGGAGCTTCGGCAGTTTCTCCATTTGCCTGACCGGCAAAATATTCATCCAGCTCCTTCTTTGCATCCTCAAGCTGCTTCTTTTTGGCTTCCAGCTCTTCCTGAGCTTTCTGCAGCTTCTCCTCTGCCTTCTTCACATTCTCCTCGCAGCGAATTACGCGGTCCTGAAAAGTAAGTGGAGTGCGAGTTGCTGCTGCCTCACGGCGCTCCAGATACTTGGCATTGAGCTGTGCACCTTCTTCGTCGAACTCTTCGGCAATCTTAATGCCCTCAGCTTTTACAACCTTGTGCATAGTCTTCGTTGCAAGCGGATTGCCTTCGATAGGAGCCGGAACTGAAATGCGGTAGAGCAAGCGCTGAGCTCGTTTGTCAGGCACGATTGCCACAATGCGGCCGATTACCATTTCAATGTGCTCTTCACCGTTTTCGTCTGTAGTGCGGTATTTCTCAAATTCTACCGTTTTACCTACGTTGCCAATAACTTCGTTAACCTCTTCGGCAATTGCTTCCGGTGTCCATTCAATTTTGTCTGCCGGGTCTTTTGCTTTGCGAGCACGGGCTTTCTTCTCCGGCTCAACAACTTCGTCCAGAATACGAACAAGATTGCTGTCATGTACCTTAACGATGCGGCGTCCGTCGTCTGTCTTGATTGCATAGAGTACCTTATTGCTGCGCTTCTCTTCAATCACTCCGGCGATATAGCCGTCAACCCATTCTGCGGTGTTGAAAGGAACTGCCTGACAACGGTGGTTAACGTTCTTCTTCAGCTCTTCGGCCAGTGCATGACGGTCCTCATCGGTCATCTTTGGCTTTTTCTCCTGAGTTGCCTTGCTGCCATTGTAAACCGGGTTGAGCCCGCCATTCTCTTCAGCTGCCTTAATAGCTGCTTCTTCCTCAGGGCTGAGCTGAGTTTCTTCTTCACTTGCAGGAGTCTCTTCTGCGGTTGTCTCAAGAGCTGCAGGAGCAGCGGGGGCCTGAGCCTGTTCACGAGCTGCGAGTACGGCTTCGATAGCCTTCTTGTCTTCATCACTCGCTGTTGCCAAAAGAGCATTCAGCTTCTTCGTTGTCATCTGCGAAAATTTCTTTGTTGTCATAATGCTGTAAATTTTGAATTGTTATTAAAATGTTATTGTTTAATTTTGATATTGCAAATATACTATGTTTTTTTTGAATTATTGAGCTGCTTTGGGAACTTTTTCCAAGTTTTATGTTAAAAAATATCAATTGAGTTTCTTAAACGGCCCTAAGAGTCCGAGAGTACTTATATTATATCCCTCCTTGCCAAAGAATTTGAGTGCCATATTAGCCAATTTCGTTGTCCCTAAGGCATCCGAAGACACTACTATGATAGCTACATGGCCCTCATCGTTGGACACGATAGCGTTATCCGAAATGGCTTCTATGAAGTTCTCCATACTGTCCAAATTCTCTCGAGTGGCCTCAACTTCAAGCCTATAAGCTGCTACAAACATTTCGTTTCTTGCCATGTTATTTAGCTTTTACGGTTTTGTAGCTCTTGCTTACCTCTACGCTGAACACACCATGCCAAAGAGCAAATCGGATTGCTGTTTCTGAGTTGTTTTGTTCAACTGCAATTGTCGGTGTCAAAAACAACGTTTCTGACTTGGTTGCTGAAAATTTCATTGTTACCATATTACTGTAATTTGAATTGTTAGTATCTTTATTTCTGTTATTGGCTTGCGCCATATCTTTATTTCTGTTATTCTCCATTGCTGTTCTCTTGTTTTAGTTCAACACTTTTTACTGCCATGCCTCCATACACATTATTAGCTGCATATCTCTCGGCTTGTTTTGTTGCTCCTTGAAGCGACACAGATTGAAATTCCTTTGTCGTATAATAGCCGCCATTCTTCAGTTGCAGATTGCTACGCCAGAATGTAGCGATGTAAGTTCTCTTGCTGCTCATATTCTCCTGTTTTAAAGTTCATTATTTAATTGCTCAATTTTCTCGTCAGGCCATTGCCTATATGGGCCACTTATTATTTCAATATCTGGGTCTTCTACTTGTGCTTCTCTTATATCACAGCCAAAAAGCCCATAATACGACGTGCCATCAAATACTATATAAACCGCATTATTTATAAATTCTCTTGCTGTCATAATTCTCCTGTTTTAATTATTTAACTGCTTCTAATACAAGATGAGCAATTGTTTTCTCATCATACCCAGCTTCTCTGAATTGCTGCTCGTATTCTATGAGCCAGCCGAATGTACTTTCGTCCATAATATCACTGTTTTTAATAATTCTCTCGGCAATATCGCCAATTGTGCCCAACAGGAGAGTCGAACTCCTGTGCAGCCTTCCCGGCCTGGGCGAACGGCTCCGGCGTCCCACTGTCGTGGAACAACCGGCAATCCGGCGTCCCACTGTCGTGGAACAACCGGCAATCCGTTTTATCGAATATTTATGCCGTTCTCGTCTACTGTAATTACCTCAACCAGCATTGCCTTGCCAGGTATTTCTCTTGTTTCGGTAATTTTCTTGCCGTCCTCTTCACGCTCTACTGTCTCCTTTTTCGGTTTGTCCTCTTTGTAGATACAGTAAGTATGTTCGTAGTAGCTGCGCAAATCGTCGCGTTTTGCCGCATCCTTGATACACTCGAGGATATTTTTCTCGGCGTAATAATGGCATTCACTGGCAAACATTCTCTCGCCGGTTATTTCCTCGTTGTCAATTCTTATTTCTTCTGTTTCCAACATACTGTTTGGAATGTTCGTCAATACGAAACGGTAATTTCTGTTTACTTTCATTGCTGTAATGTTTTATTGTTATTACTTATTTTATCTATGCAAATATACTAATTATATTTGAACTGGAAAAACTTTTGAGCAACTTTTTGTGTTAAATTTTGCTTGTAATCTCAGTTGTTTCGTTCGTTATTTCCGATATGCAAATATACAAATAATATACGAAACACGAAACTTTTTGGCATATTTTTTTCAGGCTATTTTATGGGTGCTAAAAAAATAACATAGGAAAATTCTCAGACTTAAGTTGTGTTAAATCTGATGGTTGTTAACCACATTTAACATTCTGGCAGTTAGCCAAGTAGCACGTACAGTAAATCTCTATATGGTGAAATATAGCGAGTTAGGAAATGTTAAATTTACGTTAAGAATTGTGGCTCAATTCCTGTGTGGCTGTGAATCTCTCTGGCCAGAATGGCTGTGGTACCAGAATGATTGTGGTGCCAGAATGGCTGTGGTGCCAGAATGATTGTGGTACCAGAGTGGCTCCGTGGCTCAATCTAACATTTCCTAACCTATTCTGAGCCTCTCAGTCATATAAACTATTATCGCAAGGATTTGAACGCGATACGAGTCACGGGATTAAGCCAAACAGGCTCAGAGTCATTCAATTCATTTGTTAACACGCCGGCTCGTGAGGTGAGGGATGAAAGCAGTTAGGCCCCTGGCGCGGTGCCGGCGTGCCCCTATATATAGTATATAGAGCCATGTCCATAGGCAGAAAAATTTTTTGGCTTCAAATCATTCTCGCAAATTGGGATTCAAATCATATATAAGTATGAGCAAGGCCCAGAGGCTCATAAATTCTCATTCTCGCATACATTCTCGCAAATATCTATCTAGGCCCTTAGACTTAATAGGGAATTGACAAAATGACATTCTCGCAATAAAGAAGTGAACGCCCAGAAATAATTTTCAAAGAAACAAAATAAACATGCAAAATCAAAGGGAAGTTTCTCAATAACTGATTGATTTTCAATAAATTAGGCTTTAATAAACAATATAAACAATAAATATATAGGAGAGATAAAATAGATTTGAAATAGTGATATGTGAATAGATAGACTTATCACATATCACATATCACAGTATAAGACTTCATAGAAGAGTTAAGGATGATTGTTTCTATGCCCTTTAATTTCTATTCACTAATTAAATTTAATAAACTATTGATTTTCAATTAGTTTTATTTTGTGAAGTAGAAACACGAAAAACAAAAGCCTAATTTTCTATTCACTGATTAAGATACATGCCTAAATACTTGTGAAGTATGATATTAATATGTTAATTATTCACTAATATAAAAAATGTTAATTTTTAATTTTTAGTCTGTGAGAATTTTTACTTATCAGCCTTTATGACTATGTTTGCAAAAACATTAAAAATATGCACATGATACGAATAGGTAAATACAAGTACTTGGTAGACTTACAAGAAGGTTCTAATATTGAATCTGTAAGTGCTTATTTTATACTAGAATTTGAATATGATAACAAGTTCTATGTTGGCTGGACAGGAGAAACTAATGCTGTTTCTGTAAAGAATAAAATAGATAGGCTTATATACAACGCGTTTCACAACGTCTCATGGTTATGCAAAAATAATCCGGACCTTGTAAAAGCCATAGTAGAAAGCAAATATATAACAGCGACAACAGAAGAAATTCCTTTTAATGCTTTATCGCTACCAAATGGCTTGTTAAACGTATATTCAAGAATGTATGAGTTGATAGATGAGTATAGTGCCTATGCACCATACGGGCATAATATAATAAATAGTCTAAATAAATGTGTGGCAGAAAAAGCAATTATACCAGGATACGCTGCAAAATGGGAAATACCAGACACAATACGTAAATCAGGAACAGACACTATACATAGTTATCCACATAGGGCTGTGTATCAGTATACTAAGATAGCAGAAAATACATATAAATTCTATAAAAAGTGGGATTCTATAAGAGAATATGTAAATTCAGTATCTACAAAAATCAATCCGAGCGCTATATATATGTGCTGTAATGGCCAGCGAAGAATAGCATACGGCTCTGTATGGAGATTTAATAATACAGATGATATAATAACAATAGAACCAGACCTTAGAAAAGCGACCGAATATAGGCAGTTGCAAAACCAAATAAAAAAAGATGCAATACTAGAAGAAAAAAGTAAAACTATATTAGATAAACAACAAAAGTATAATAATCAATATGAAAACAGATAAAATAGCACAGAAATTAGCAGATATATTGCCATCACGCCCAGCAGTTCCTGGAATGTCTAATCCAGACACATCCAAACTCGTAGAACAAGAGGCCACGCGCATCAAATCAAAACAAGATGCAAAAGAATTGGCTCGTATTAAGTATCTTGAAAAGCAAAAGCTTAAAAATCTTCAAGCCAAACAAGAAAAACGCCAATTGTTAGCAGAAGAACTCGGTGTGGAAGAAATACCAGATGGCCAAACTGAACTTCAAGCCAAACGCATCGTAGAGCAGCAAAAACGAGTTGAGGCTATTGAGGCACTTGAGGCTCAGACTGTAGAGCCGCTTAAAGCAACTGAGTTAGCAGAACGCCATGACTCGGGCAAAGGCTCATACTCATCAGCTATACGCTCAGCGCTTCAGCTACAAGGAGCATCAAGGCCTGAAATAACAAAGCTTCTTACTAGCCTTAATATAAACTTAAGTGTTCAGCTTACAAAGCAAGACACGGCTAACTTATTGGCGTGTTTATTGACTTGTAATGAAAGCCAGCTTCAGGCTCTTATGAATAACAAGAAAATACCTGTTGTAGTCAAAACAGTTATTAAGCGCCTCATAGAGGATATGAAACTCGGCAATATAGAAACAGTTGAGAAGCTTTGGGACCGTATATTCGGTAAAGGTCAAATGCAATTGAACCTGCCCGAACAGCAACAACTCCAAACCGGTATTCTTCCTAATGTGCCTGTAAGTCGTGAAGCGTATCTGATTATACGTGAAAACTTAATAAAGTAAAATATAGCAATGAAGTCATTAAAAGAAATGCAAGAAACAGCACTAGATGCCACAAAGCCCGGAACTGTAAATCCTGTAGAAATGTTACGTCTTGAGGCTCTTACGTCATTTGAAAAGTATACTAAACTAATGTTTAAATGTCAATATAAACGCTCATTTATAGTAGCAGAGCACCATAAGAAAATGTTCGAAGTATTACAAGATGTTGTAGATGGTAAAATTACCAGATTGATTATCAATATCGCTCCACGCTATTCTAAAACTGAGGTTGTTATAAAATCATTTATCTCATGGGCCTTCGCCTTAAATCCGCGATGCCGATTTTTGCACTTGTCTTATTCAGATATACTCGTGAATGATAATTCTGAAACAATCAGAAATATTATGCAAGAAGAGCTTTATAAGACTCTTTTTCCCAATTCGACTCTTGCGTCTGAGAAAGGCTCAGCTAAGAGATGGAAAACTAAAGCAGGCGGAGAGCTTTATGCCGTATCAACCCAAGGCCAAGTAACAGGTTTTGGTGCTGGAAATGTAGATGCCGACCCAGAGATAGATAAAATGGACGGAGGTAACGACGTATTCGTATTTGATGACCACACGAATGAAATGCTTAAAATGATAGATGCTAAAACCAATATATTTCAAGGCGCAATTGTAATCGATGACCCCCTGAAAGCCGATGATGCAGCATCTGACCTTATACGAGAGCGCATAAATCAACGCTTCGAAAATACAATACGTAACCGTGTTAACTCGCGTAGAACGCCTATCATTATTATAATGCAAAGATTACATGAGCATGACCTCTGTGGCTATTTGCAAGAGATAGAGCCAGATACATGGACTGTTTTATCACTTCCAGTTATACAAACAGACCCTGAGACAGGAGAAGAACATGCTCTTTGGCCAATGAAGCACAATCTTGAGGAGCTATATAAACTACGAGAGATTAACCCGGTAGTATTTGAGACGCAGTATATGCAAAATCCAATTCCTACTGAGGGCCTTATGTATCACGAGTTTAGAACATATCAAAATATAGAATTGCCATCAGGCTCTAAAGCTAATCAAAGATGGTGTTACGTTGATACAGCTGATACTGGCTCTGATTATTTATGTGCAATTTGCTTTATAAATACTCCAGAAATGCTATATGTAATTGATGTGCTATACACACAACTGCCCATGGAAAAAACTGAAGTAATGTTGGCTAAAATGCTCACAGAAAATAGTATAACAGAATGTCTGATAGAGTCCAATAATGGCGGTAGGCAGTTTGCTAGAAATGTAAAGCGTATTACAAGAGCTACTTTGCATAATTTCAAAACAGCCATAAATACTTTTACACAGACAAAAAATAAAGCTGCTCGTATTTTTTCAAATTCAGCTCTTGTTAACTCAGATGTAGCGTTTCCAGAAAATTGGGATAAAAAATGGCGTGAATTCTATAATGCTATTACAACTTATCGTAAAGATAATAAGCGAAGGGCTGCTCATGATGATGCACCAGATGCATTAACTGGAGTAGTAGAAATGCATAGTAGAAAAGCTGGAAGGAAGAAAATATCATTGAGAAATTGAGTTAAAATTCATATTCTCGCATTATTCTCGTAATTTCTGGGCTTCTAATTATATATAAATGATTAAATCATAAGCCTTGAATGAACATAATGCGAGAATATGAAATAAAAATACCTCTGTAAAAAATGTTAAAAGCGGTACAACTTATAAAGAAATTTAGTATATTTGCACTGTGGAGAAGTTAATTCGAAGCAAAAATACAGGTAATTCGATGCAAGTTAAGGGTAGCTGCTCGGTAGTATTAACATTAAAAATATAAAGAACAATGGGATTAAATTGTGGATGCCCTCTTGGCGCACATATTGCGGACCTCACAATTAACGATTGCAAGGAAAGCATGGGGCAAATTCAAAAAGTTGCATTCCAGCGTATCTATAAGACTGCTGGAGAGTTGAACTCTGTCGCAGACCCGACTAAGAAAGCATCGTTTGCCACTTTGTTTTCTGCAGCCAATGGTACTAAGATGACAGTGTCGCCTTATATTCAGAGTCCTACTACAGAACCTGGAGCAGCTCGTACATTCGGTGGAGGTAATCAAACGCTTGGTGGTATTCCTATTACAATTGGCCGTGAAGCAACAGCTTTCACAGGTGTAATTTATCAGGAAAACCAAAAAGTTATTGCTCAGTTGAAGCAGTATCAGTGTGAAAACATCGGTGTGTGGCTTATTGATGAGAATGGTAACATTGGCTGTTTGGTAGATGACCTTGATGAGCCTACTAAGTACATGCCTATTCCTATTTACAGCTTCTTTGTAGGTGATAAGTCACTTGGCGGGTATGAAGAGCCTGATAGCAATGCTATTAGCTGGTCTTTTGTTCCTAACTGGAGTGATAAGTTCTACATTATCAAGCGTGAAACTTTGGACTTTAATCCTCTCACTGATTGGGTTAACGTAGCTTCCGCTGGAGCTTAAAAAATTTCAGCTATGAGTGTAAGAAAGAAAAAAGAACAAACGGTAACGCTGGTTGTGCCTAAGCATAATATCAAGCAAGAGTTCGGCCTTCAACACGCAGAACGATTGCTTGATATGGGCCCAGCCCTAAACGGCGGGTGGGAACTGCCTCAAGATAGTAACTATTATTACGACGAAGAAAATGGGCTTAGAGTTAAATCAGATAAAGCAAATTCTGCAAAAACCGTCTAAAAGACAGGTTATTCAGAAAGCTGTAAATATGCAGCGCCGTCTTAGGTTCCATACTGAGACGAATATTGCTGTATCTGATATTAACCAACCTACTACCATATTCTTAGATTGGGTAAAGCATCTGCTTCCAAAAGATAAGTTCAACATATTCTTGCAGTTGTTCAAATTTCCATTGTCCACACCTGCTGTAGTTGAGGACGTCTATAGAGAGCTCGAAAGAGTTTTCTATAGCCGTAACTCATCTAGCTCATATCAGTTTACAGACTCAGAGCTTGCAGAAGACTGGGCCTTGTATCGTAAGAATAATCTTAATGAGCCCGAAGTATGGAAAACTACCGCTTGGAAACGAATGCAAGTATCTCCAAACAGTATACTTGTTGTTGACCTTCCGCTAGTACAAATTTCCGTTCGGCCCGAGCCATATTTTTATTGGCTTGAAATTGACTTTGTAATTGATTATGAGCTTTCTAAGCAAGATGAGAATTTGTTTAACTGGCTTATTTTTAATCAGCCAGAGCATAGAATAGCAGTATTTGATGATACTAGCATTAGGATTTATCAGCTTAATGAAAAGAATGAAATTCAATCATTAGTTTCTGAGGCTCAGCATGATTTAGGATATTGTCCCGCAAGATTTTTTTGGTCAACGCAGTTAAACGAGAAAAATAAAGACCTTAAAAAGAATCCAATTACAAAAGAGCTTTCCAATTTGGACTGGTATTTGTTTTTTGCTCTGTCTAAACAGCATCTTGACCTTTATGCGCCATATCCTATTTATAGTGCTTATGAGGCTGACTGTAATTTTGAGAATAGCGAAACTGGTGATTACTGTGACGGAGGCTTTTTGCGCAATACTAAAGGAGAGTATAAGATACTTAACGATGGCACCGTGGAGAAATGCCCTTGTTGCAGTGAAAAAAGAATAGCTGGACCTGGTTCATTCTTAGAGGTACCTATACCTAATCAAACTGAGGGAGTCGCTGATATGCGTAACCCTGTTCAGATTACTACTATAGATAAAGACTCGCTTGATTATAATGTCAACGAGTGTGCAAGACTTAAAAATGAGATTGTTATTTCTGTAGTTGGTTCTGGAGGTACTGTAAGTGAAAAAGAAGCCATAAACGAAACGCAAGTAACTGCTAATTTTGAAAGTAAGACTTCAGTGCTAAACGCTCTCAAGACTAATTTTGAGTTAGCGCAGAAGTTCATTGAAGATACTGTTTGCAAACTCAGATATGGAAATGCTTTTATATCATCTTCTGTAAACTGGGGCACAGAGTTTTACGTTTTTACTGTAACAGAGCTTTATTCTAAGTACAAACAAGCAAAGGAAAATGGAGCATCCAACTCAGAACTAGATGCAATATCACAACAAATTCTTGAAGTTGAGTATCGCAACAATCCTTTGGTACTTCAGAGAATGCTGATTTTGAAACAGTTAGAGCCTTATCCGCATAAAACCTTGGATGAAGTATTAAAACTGTATGAAAAAAAGTTAATAGATGAAAAATTGGTAAAACTTAAAATAAATTTTAGTACTTTAGTCGACAAATTTGAACGTGAAAACATTAATATAATTGAGTTTGCTTCAAATAGGCCATTAAGAGAAAAAATTGATATAATAACAAATAAACTTTTAGAGTATGTTACAAAAAATGACACTACAGGAACTGCAGAATAGCACTGTTGACGCACTTAAGCAGGCTCATATTGCAGCTAAAGCACATCAAGCTGGCCTCCAGAAGCTTAAATCAAGCAAAGATAAGGGGTGGACAGAAGCAATGCAAGAAGACCTTGATGCTACAGCTCTTTATATTGTAGACATTGAGGATGTTCTCGAAGAAAAAACTTCATCTACTAGCAATGGTGAATATGAGCCAAAAGCTGGTACTGAAAAGCTTGTACATCTGTCGATTGTAAAAGGTCGCCGCTTTAATCCTATGACAGGAAAAGAAGAAAGCAAGCCGTGTACTCAGTTATTTACATTTGCTGAGTGGCAACTTTTCAAAAAGAATTTCAAAGGTCTCGGCTATTCTATAATGAAAGTATTGCATGACCCGTACGGAGAGGCAAAAGATTTTGTTGCAAAAGAAAATTAAAAACTTAAAATATCAAAGCTATGTTAACAATTGAGATGCTACGACAAAATTCAGCATTAGCTGGTCTCTCTGATGCTCAGCTTACAGCAATCGCTGAAATGTCAAGAAATGATGAAAATACGGTAATTGGTACTAAAATTGGTGCTTTGCATGGACAATATGATACCGATATTTTCAATGCTACTGGAGTAAAAAAAAGAGATGGTGAAAAGAGCTATGATTACGCTAAGCGCGTACTCGGCGAATATAAAACAAAAGCTGAGTCTGTAAAAACAGTACAAGCAGAGCTCGATGCAGCTAATGCTAAAGTAACTGAGTTGCAGACAAAGCTCGAGAAAAATGCAGGAAATGAGGAGCTTACTCAGCAGCTTAAAGATGCTAAAGCTCAAGTTACTCAGCTTCAATCTAAGCTTAAAACTGAGCAAGATAACTACAAAACAAAAGAAGCTGAATTTAACAAGCAACTGAAAGATGTACATGTAGATTATGCTTTTCAAGCTGCTACTACAGGTCTTAAGTTCAAAGCTGGTATTACTGAGCCTATTCAGAAAACACTGCTTAATGCAGCAAAAGCTGAAATTTTGGCAAAAGGTACACCTGATTTTGTAGAAGATGGTCAAGGAGGTAAGAAACTTGTTATTCGAGGAGCTGATGGAAATATCCTTAACAACCTGAAAAACAATCTTAATCCTTATACTATTTCTGAGCTTGTTATGGAAACATCTTTGAAAGATGTAATTGATGCAGGTCGCAAACAAACAGGTGGCGGTACAGGAGGTTTTCAGAGACAAGGTGGTCAAGGAGGAACACTTGATTTGACTGGAGTAAGAACTCAGCTTGAAGCAGACAAAGTAATTGAAGCTCATCTTCTTGCAAACGGCTTAACCCGTGACTCTTCAGAGTTTGGAGAAAAGCTTACAGAAATAAGAAATGAAAACAACGTGGCAACTTTGCCAATAAGATAAAAAGGCACGTCCTAAAAAGAAGAGAAATTAAAAAATGCTATTAGGCGTAAAAGGGTAATGCACCATATAGCAAAATGTTTAACAAATTAAAAACTAAAAATTATGAGCTTAGTATTAACTCGTATTCAGAACACTCTTGCTAATTCCAGATTGGATAAGTATGAGTATCGTGCAAGTAGGTACGGCGCGCTCGATGCTTTTATGGTGCAGTCGAATGACCCTACAGGTATTTTAACCCTCGAGTTGAAAGAGAAGGCCCGTACTTCTATCGGTACCACTCTTCAAACTCCAGTAATTGACTATGACGCAGATATTACTATCGGTAATACTCGTTCTTTGACAATTGCTGATAGTGAAAACACTTCTCAATTTGTTGACATTACATTTGCTACCTATTCATGGGGCTTTACTATTGCTCCGGCAATGTACATGAACAATGAAATTGGTATTCAGCGTGACTTTGATACTAAGTTGATGAAGTATGCATATGCTGTAGCAAAGAAACTTGATGAAGCTGCTTTGGCTATTTTGGCTGCAGATAAAACTCATATTCTTAAGAACAAGCTGTTGTATGATTTTTCAACTAATGCATTGAATGCGAAGTGGACAGAGCGTGAGAACGTATTTGGCGACCTTGAGGTACTTATGGGAGCAAATGACTTCTATGGCCAGTTGCATATCATTGGCGACCCTGGAGTTGAGAGCATCATGCGTAAGCTGCAACAGCATGGCTTGTACAATGATGTAAACAAGCAGAATGAGTTTGGTAATAAGATTATTCACTTGACGAACAACCTTGCAGCAGCTAGTGGTAAATACGCGCAGGGTTATGCCGTGAATGCAGGTTCGCTTGGAATGCTGTTGCGTTATGAACGTGATTGCTTGCTTGGAACTGTTTCAGGTGACGGTCATGAGTGGGGTATTGCTACTTATCCTGTTATTAATATGCCTGTTGGTACGTACTTCTACGACTCTGTAGGAGACTATAGCGCTATTGCAGGAGCTGCTACCGCTGATATGACGCGTACTCGTAAGGAACATTACGGATTTGCAGTTGATGTAGCGTTTATCACTGCTTATAACAGTGATAGAGCTACTTTGCCTAGTCCTATTCTTTCATTTAATGTTTCTAGCAAAGATGCAGTTTATGCTAAGCCTGTGGTCGTTGTCAACTCTAAAGACAATCCGGTTAACACTAAGGAGGCCTCTGCAGGAGTTGGAGGATGATAAACCGATAGCAAATCTTTGAGTTGTTATTAGCTTTGGTAGGAGGCACACTGAGCCACTAGGCGATAGTGGCCTCCTATTTTTCATTAAAAATTAAGAATTATGGTTAGAGCCAACGATATACAAGAAAAGCTGTTACATCTTATTGGGTGGGAGCAGAATTATGATACATCAGGCTTAAAAATATCTGATGCTTTAACCGTGAGTGAAAGTGGCCTATATTTTCAACAAATTCATCCTTTGCTGACTTTGCAGAATATGTCATGTATTGCTCCGGATTTTAAGAATATCACTTTTCCAGAATACAATTCTGAAAAGGAATATAGCAAAGGCAATGTGGTTGATTATCAAGGAACACAATATAAAGCGCTTCAAAAAGCACAAGGAAAACAGCCTGATATTGAGTCTGAGTATTGGGTTGAAACCAATTTATTTTCTGAATGGCTTGAGAGCAAAACAAAAGCAAGCATTCAAAAGGCTATTGCTAGATACTGCAATGAAAAAACGGTAGAAGGAACAAACAAGCCATTATGCGAAAGTCGTACTTTGTTTGATGGAACAGGTAGATTAGTAGATACTGTAAAGAATAAGAAAAACCTAGTTGGCTTTGAAATTGTACCAGTAAGAGCAAAAGGTGTAACCACAAAAATAAATAAAATATGCCTTCAGTTTACTAAAGCTGGAGAATATATTTTGTATCTTATGCATTCAAGTATGGATGCTCCAGTAAAGATTATAAAGCTTAATAAGATACGAGATAATAGTGCTGAATGGTTTACAGTCGATGACCTCTATTTGCCATATCAAAGTGAAGATAATGATGCAGGAGGAAGTTGGTATTTGTGCTATTTTCAGTCTGAACTTCCAGAGGGAAGCCAAGCTATCAGAAAAGATAAAGACTGGTCAAAAGAGCCCTGTGGCTCATGCTCGCGTAGAGAATTACTTGCTTGGATGGCATGGTCTAAATATCTTGAAATTCATCCATTCTTCGTAAATGAAGAACTTATAAGTATAGAAGACGAAAGCTTACATTTGTGGGATGTTGAAAACAATCAATATACCTATGATAATAACTACGGATTAAACTTAGAAGTTACTGTAAGCTGTGATATTACAGACTTTATAGTTGAGCAGAGAATGATGTTTCAAGATGTCATAGCTAAGCAGGTAGCCGTAGATATGTTACGTGAATTTGCATACAACTCTAATGTAAGAACAAATAGGCATTCAATCAATGCTTCTCGACTTGATATACTATATGAGGTAGATGGTGACTCTTCATCTATGAAAAAATCAGGTTTAAGTTATCAGCTAGATATGGCTTTTAAGGCCATTAAACTAAGTACTTCTGGAATTGATAGAGTATGTTTGCCATGCCGAAACAATGGCATTAAATATAGAACTGTATAAGTATGACTGTAAAACGATATAATGCGACACTTCGTAACCTTGAATATCGATTAAGAGCATTCAAGGATAATTTACCTATGTATCTTGAAGATATTGTGCGTGACAAAGAAGATGTAATAGTATCAGCTATAGCAGATGACCAGTTATATCGTCGTGGTATCAACGGTAGAGGTGAAAAGATAATGGATTATATGCCATATAAGCCTAAAACCATACAAATAAAAAAGAAAAAAGGTCAGCCTACTACAAGGGTCACATTGCGAGACACAGGTGCTTTTCATGAGTCTATGTTTGTAGTATTTGACTCAGAAGGTTTTTATGTGACCGCAAGTGATGAAAAAACACCTGAGCTTATTGAGAAATATGGTGAAGAGATTTTTCGCTTAACGGATAAAAACTTTACCAGAATAGTTCGTTCTCATATAAGAAAAGAATTAGTTAAACGATTAAAACAGGCAATAAGGAAATGAAGGAAAACTCAGTACAAATAAGATTTAAGGAAGACCCTGTATTGCTTGATAAGATATTACAGGATATGCAAAAGTCACTTATGAACAGACTTAAGTGGCTTAATTATGCATTTGGTAGAGCATATAAGCTCGTAGAACACAGGCCAGACGGTAATAAGTTTATATACCCTGCAATGTATAATGGCAACGGAGAATATGTGTCGCTTTTACCAAATGATAACTTTGGCAATTTTTCATGGTTTGATATTTATGACCCACAAAAGATTACTGAAGTAGTTCAATCATTGCCACAATACACTTTCAGCGGGGCCATTATATTCTGGTATGACCTTAGTAGCATTTATGAAGATGAAACTGTTATGCATACAGAAGAAGTAAAAGATGAAATTATGCGAGTATTAACTACTCCGGGTCTTATTACTACGACTGGTAAGCTTGTTATAAATGATATATATGAGCGCTTTGAAAATATATACAAAGGCTATTCAATAGAGAAAATCTATAATAACTATATTTATAAAGGAGAAGGTATACAAGATATTGATAAACAATTCTTTATGTACCCTTATGCAGGAATACGAATTGAATTTACTTTAACAACTAGAGAATTATGTCAACGGTATATTTTATAACAATGCTTTCGGCTTTAATATATATAGCTTTAGCAGCAGCATTTGCTATTTTGCTAATTGGAAAACTCGGTGTGCGCGATGAGATAATCACCAGAGCTCCTAAGCTTATTTCTCAATTATTTGATTGTGACTTTTGCTTAAGCTTTTGGACGTCGCTTATTCTCGCTATCATTCTCGCTATTTTCTTTAACGAGATGAGTATTATATTTATTCCTATCATATCAACCCCTATAACGCGAATTTTAATATGAAAAACCTGATAGTAAATAAAAAAGTCGTACGGGTATATGACAGCATAGATGAAATGCCCATTGTAAATTTCCAGAAGTACAATAAGTATTTGCTTATAGACTCTGGAATTGGCTCAGACGCAGATGATATTGATGCCCATATAACCCGTGTTGCTAAATTCATTAAAAGCAATAATGCCAAAAAAGCTTTGCAAGAACTGCAAAACATGAGGCAAAATATGTATATGGTGAACAACGAAATTTCACCGAGGTACTTAGCTTTTGCAGCTCTTATTCATAGCATAGACGGTGAAGAAGTTAATGATTTGTCAGATGATGGACTTAAAAATATATTGGCCAGGCTTAAAGAAATAAAGCATTCAAAGGTTATAGACTTTTTGACTTGGCTTAAAAAAAAAGTAACCACCGAACTTGAAATGTACTTTCCAGGAGATTTTGTAAATCCAAAGGAAAAAGATGCATACGATAAGTTAAAGCAAAGAACACTTCTTGTGTTGGACTCTATGATAAATGACACAGATAACTCTGAACAGATAGAAACCATAGATATGATAATGCTTAATATGCATTCTCCAAAATCATACATAGGAAGTGAGTCTGTTGAAATAAAATATGATAAGCAGTTTGAAAGTACTTGCCTTTTGATAGCTCAAAAAACAAGTATGGATGCTAAAAATATGACAGTACTTCAATTCTATAATGCTGTTGATAATATAAAACAGCAATTAGAAGCAGAAAGCAAGAGTGTTAAATGGCATAAAAGGAAATAATTATGGCTGAAGACGATAAGATAAAATATAGCGATATAATTGAGCCAGATGACTCGATTGAAAAGCTTGTCAAACAACTTGGCGAGCTCAATCAGTCATACGAGACAATGGTAAATGCTATCAGGGCAGGTGCAGATAGGATTGTGCATTCTCTTAAATCTGCTAGTGGAGCTACAAGTGAAGAGCGTAAAGCTATTGATGAAGCAACAGCATCTACGTCAAGACTTGAAAGAGCTCAGAATGAGCTTAAATTAGCTTTATCTGATACAGGTAAACAGATTGCTTGGCTTAAAGCACAAACTTCAGATGCTAATAGAGCAACTGTAGAACAGCAGCGTTATATCCAGCAAGCTATATCTTCTTATGACCGCCTTAAGTCTGACCTAAAGCAAACAGTTGAGCTATATAAGTCTTTAACTGCGGCTGAAAGAGCAGATAGCGAAATGGGGCAACAGCTACTCAATGATATTCTTAATTTAAAAAATCAGATTAAGGCCCTTGATGACCAAATGAAGCCTCATATCCAAACTCTGTCTGAAGTAGAAAAGGCGGAGCAAAGATTAGCTTATTTACAGTCAGATGAAGGTAAAAGATTACTTGAGTTAAAAGCTAAGATTGCTGAGCTTACTTCTGCTAGAAAACAGCAGAAAGCTACAGTAGACCCATTAGCTCAGGCTCAAGAGAAACTTGCGTATGCTCAGTCAGAAGAAAATCAGCAGCTTAAACTCTATTCAACTCAAATACGAGAAGCAAATCAGATTGCTCAATTACAAGCTACAATTGCTAATTCTGCAGAAGGTTCTTATAATAGACTTTCAGCTCAATATGCATTAAATAAAATACGACTTAATCAGATGTCTGCAGCTGAGAGAGAAGCTGCTGACTCTGGTAAAAAGCTTGAAGCTGAAACAGATGCAATTTATCAGCAAATGATAAAATTGCAAGAAGCAACAGGTAATTATAGATTGTCTGTAGGCCATTACCAAAAAACATGGGATGGCTTAGGTATTTCTATTTCTCAAGTAGTACGAGAATTACCTGCTGCAGCTGTATCGCTTAATACATTCTTCTTAGGTATCTCAAATAATATACCTATGGTAGTTGATGAAATTAACAGATTACGTGCTCAGAATAAACTTTTGCAAGCAGAAGGTAAAGCAACAGTAAGTGTAACAGGCTCAATAGTTAAAGCTTTGTTTAGCTGGAATACTGTGCTTGTTATATTACTTACTGTATTTTCCATGTTTGGCAAACAGATTATAACGTGGGTTGGTAATCTTTTCAAAGCAAAAAATGCTGTTATATCTACAACTGAGGCTCTTGATAATATAGCTAAAGAACTTGAAGATACTAATAATAGCTACGGTAATAACATTGTAAAACTAAAACAGCTACAACAGGAATGGAAAAATCTTGAAACTACTGCTAAAAAAGACCAGTGGATTAAAGATAACAAATCTAATTTTGACCAGCTTGGAGTATCTGTTAATAATGTAACAGATGCTGAAAATGTATTTGTAGATAATACTGAAGCTGTAATCAATGCTCTTAAATTAAGAGCTAAAGCCGCCGCTGCTCAAAAGTTAGCCGCAGATGAATATGAAAAAGCTTTAATCGCTAGAAATAAGGCAGAAACAGAAGCAGGTAAAGGCCCATCAGGTTGGGATAAATTCAAAAACTGGTGGGTGCAAACAAGTTTACGAGCCACCGATGAATATGGCATGAGCCCATCTGCAGCTAATTTACAAGTAGCTGACCAAGTATCTGCAGAAGATTTTAGGCAACAAAGAATTAAAGACCTTAACGATGAAGCAGATGCTGCAGAGAAAACAGGAGATGCATACTTTGACTTAGCAGCTGGATATGAAAAAGCTGCTAAAGCTCAACTTGAAGCTGCTGGCATAGAAGGAAAGCATAAAACTACAAAAACGCCGCGTGATTTAACTCGTACTATAAACCAGAATGATATAAAAATACAAAGAGAGTACGAGGAAAGCGTAACTGAATTACTTAAAGATGAATATGCTAAAAGGCGTAAAGCCGCAGCTGACCAGGTCCAGGATGAAAATAACAAGCTTCGTGAGATGTATCGTCTTAATGAAGAATATGTTAAAAATGTAGATGGAAAATATAAAAAGCTTACTGAAGACCAAAAGAAACAAATTGATAGGCAGCAAGAGCTTATAACTAAGACTATTGCTAATAATTTACGAGCATTAGACCTTCAGTTACAACAAATTCAGAATGAGCAAAAAGTTGCTTCTTTGCAGACGCAGCGTAATACTATAAATCCTACTGACACTAGCGCAGCAACTGAAGCAACTCAAAATCAAGAGTCTACTGTAACTACCAATGTAGTAGTTACACGCGACGCTTCTCAGATGGAAGCCTCATTAGTAGAAGAGCGCAAACTCATGGAAGAAAATCTTGATTTGGAATATGCCTTGATACTTGATACTAATAAGAGATTATTAGAAGCAGGAGATAACCAAGCTCGTTCTGAAGAAGAAATACTTATTGAGCTCAACAAGAAAAAACTTGAGCTGTGGAGTGAGTATGACCAGAAAATCTTAGATGCAAGAGAGCGCGATATTGAAAATCAGCTTGAGCTTGTTAAAAAAGGCAGTGAAGATGAACTTAATCTGCTACTTCAGCAAAATGAAGTACGTAGACAATTAGCTTTAGCACAAAATGCTGCTAAACCCGCAGAACAGCAAGTAAGCACGTCTACTATTAATGCTAAATTTGATAAATCTGCAACTCAGATTAAAGGTTCATTTGAGATGACAGGCTTTGATGAACAACAAGCATTAGATAAAGCTGTATTTAATGAAGTAAAACGAAGTGAGACAGAAATAACTCGGTTTAAGCTTGAACAGGAAAAGGCCAGATGGGAAAAGCAAATAGCACTTGCTGAGTCTGGTGGGCTTGATTGGAGTCAAGCTCAGATTGATGCTGCCAAAGCTACTGTTAAAGGTATAGATCGTGAATTGTCAGAGCTCAATGATTTTATTAAAAATATCGGCAAAAAAGGTTTAGGTGGCACTTTGCTTGAGAAACTTGGCTTTGATGATGACCAGATTGATGCCCTAAAAGATGCCGTAAATATAGTAATAGAACAGCTTCAATCCATTATGGATGCCGAAGTTGAATTAGCTGAACAGGCTGTAGAAGCAGCTGAAGCTCGAGTAGAGGCCGCACAAAAGGCTTATGATGCAGAAGTAGAAGCAAGAAATAATGGATATGCTAACAACGTAGCAACAGCTAAAAAAGAACTTGAACAAGAAAAGAAAAACCAGCAAGAAAAACAGAAAATGCTTGCTGCTGCTCAAAAGCGTCAAGAAAATCTTAATACTGTAATTCAAGCATCTTCACTTATTACTGCTTCTGCTAATCTATGGAGCTCATTCTCTTCAATACCTATCGTCGGCCCAGCCCTTGCATTGGCTGCTATTGCTACGATGTGGACCTCGTTTGCTGTTGCGAAAGTTAAAGCTAAGCAGGTAACTGCAAGTCAATCAGAAGAATATGGTGAAGGTGGTCTTGAGTTCTTGGAAGGAGGTTCTCACGCATCAGGTAATGACATCGATTTGGGTGTAGAGAATAAAAAGAAGCGTCGTATGAAAGCTGAAGGTGGTGAGGCATTAGCAATTATCAATAAAAAACGAACAAGGAAATATAGAAAAATACTTCCAGATGTTGTTGATAGCCTCAATAAAGGAACGTTTGAAGATAAGTACTTAAATGCATTTGGTAATTCTGATAAGCTAAATATTTCTCTTAATTCTAATAATAATATGGATCTCTCTAAAATTGAGGATGATGTGCGAAGCATTAGAAAGCAGAATGAAACAAGGTATTATACTATGCCAGATGGAACTGTTATAATGCAACATAGGAATGTTAAACGTATAATTAAAAACTAAAAGAT